TTTACAATTTCTTTTTTTGGTTTTAGTCTATCAATACTTGGGTCGTATCTAGAAGTATGATGTATCTCAATTTTTATTTTATGTCTTCTTGCTAATTCTTTTGCATAGTCTATACTATCTTCGTTATAACCAAAAACTAAGTATTGCCATATAACTTCGATATTCATATCTTTTGCTTTTAACATAACATCAAATAAGTATTCGCCATCTTGATTTTCTCTGTATGCAAAACTTTGATATGGAAGACCATCTAATCCAAAGTACCATACAGCATTTGGATTTGCTTTAAATGCTTCTTCGTACCATGACATTGGTTTATGTGATGCAGCTGTATGAACTTGAATAAACTTATTCTGATCATATGCCATTTTTAAAAACTTAATTGTATTAGGATTAAAGATAGGGTCACCATAAGAACCACATAGATATACATCATCAAAGTAATCTAATATCTTTTGGAAATCTTTTATAGAGGCATCACCTCCTGGTATCATTTTAGGGTCATCAAAATTTTGTCTTGCACACGCTGAACATTTTAGTGTACACTTATTTGTGATGTCCACATCTACAACTTTATTCATCTTTATTACTTCACCTGCTCTCGGCCATCTTTCATCGGCAGTAGGAAATCTATTCATCCTTTTTCTTTTTTAACATCTTTTGTAATTCAGCAGTTGAACCAACGAACAATGCATTTGTCACATTCTTTGGTGCTTTGCCTGGTACCTCTTTTAGTTTTTTCATTTTCTCTTGCAACTGCGCTAGTTTCTCCGTCACATCTGCAACACTCTTAATCATATTACCTGCAACTTCATATGCTCTTGGATGATCAGATTCTTTTGCAAGATCAAGGATACCATCGATTGCGTCTTGTCCTTTTTCTACAAGAGCATAAAAATTATCTCTTTGATATTTGTAATCATCATCTATCTCTTGATCTAAATTACCATTAGTCTGAGGAACAACAATTTCTTTTGTTTCTTTTTTAACAATAGGTTTGTCTTCTTTCATAACACCTAATGCATCTTCTATAATTTTATCTACATCTTCTTTAGACATTTAAAAAAGTCCTTTTCATTTTTGCATCTTGTTGGTCGTGATTTATACCACACCTTTTTCTGCATATTGTATATGGATTAGTTTTAATTTTATTATTGAACTCTTTCCATATATTAGAGTTGATTACTTCATCAACCGTATTTTTATTTAGTTTCAAACTATCATCAAATAATTCTTTCACTTCATCCTTATGTGAGTCTAACCAACAACATGGTAATATGTGACCTCCAGCTGCATAATACTTTGGTGTAGTTTCATTTATACATCTTGGTACAACTTCACTTGTTAAGTTATAATTTAATTTAATATTATTACCATCAGCATCTGTATTAGTTTCTAATAATTGTAATCTTATTCCATTATCCGTTGCTAATTTATAAGCATCTAATTGTGTATCTTCATTATAATCAAAAATAATATATTGCCATTCTACATCTAATCCTTTTTTATGAGCATCTAACATTCTTTCAAATAGATATTTGCCATCTTGATTTTTACGATACTTATGACTATCTTCTGGTAGTCCGTCAATACCAAACTTCCATATTGCTTTAGGATTTGCATCAAACGCTTTATCATACCAATCTTTTTTCTTATGACTCGCAGCCGTATGTACAATTGCTTGTTTGTTTTGTACAAGACACATCTTTAAGAAAGTTAAAAAGTTTGTATGAAAGATTGGGTCTGATTGTCCACCACAAAACATAATCTTATCAAACTTATCAAGAACTTTTTGAAACTCTTCAACTGACATTTCATTTCTAACAATTGTGTAATCATGATCTTGTCTATTGCAACCTGCACATTGTAATGTACATTTATATGTAATATCTAAATTTATTTCTTTACTACAATCTTCCATTAAAGTCTATCTTTGTTCTTACACTATTTTTTCTATAACCACAATTCTTTTTACAATATTCTGGTGGATTAGTCTCTAGTTTTTTGTAGAAACTTTTCCATTCTTTAGAGTTTACTATATCACTTACATTATTGTTTGTCAATAACAAATGATCTTGTACTAACTCTGGTATCTCATTTTTGTAATAATCACTCCAACAACATGGTAATAAATGACCTGAAGTAGAATGCCCTATTGGAAAGTCTTTTAAACACTTTGGTTCAAAGTTATATTCTTCTGGTTCTACTATATTTTCATTCTTTCCTCTTTCTGTTTCTACCATAGAAAAAGATATTCCTAAATCTTTTGCCATAGATGCAGCTTCAAATACATCTTCCTCATTATAATCAAATACAATATACTGCCATCTGCATTTCATATTGTATTCTTTTTTTGCCATTGTCATAACATCAAATAATTTTTGACCGTCTTGATTAATACGATACTTATGACTATCTTTAGGAAGACCATCTATTCCAAATACCCACTCAACATTTGGATTTGCCTCAAATGCTTTTCTATACCAATCAATAGGTTTGTGAGACGCAGCTGTGTGAACATCAACACTTACATTTCTTTCGTATGTAAGTTTTAGGAAGTCAATAAATTTTGGATGAAAGATTGGGTCAGATACTTGCCCACAAAATTGTACATGATCAAAGTAATCTAATATTTTATTAATCTCTTCATATGTCATATCTCTACGCTCATATGTGTGAGACTTATCTTGTCTTGTACATCCAGCACATAACAAAGTACATCTATGTGTAATATCTAAATTAACTTTTTTCATAAACATATACAGGGTCATTTACCATTGGATTTTCAAAATTATATTTTTTATATCCTAACGGAATTAGAATATCGGAACAAGATGTATTAGTAATTTCATCAACAATAATTGTTGGTTTGTAATTCTTAATTGTGTTTGTTGCACCCAAAAGAATATCTTCTGGTGTTCCACCTGCATCTAATTTTATGAAATCTGGTGATAAATTAAAACTATCTAATGTTTTTGTAATAACATTTTTTTCTTCAATAGTATAATCGATACCATGTTTTTCTTTAAATCGATTTACCGTTGATAGACTTAAAGTTGATAACCCATTTTTTTCTTTAAGAGAATAGAAAGTTTGTTTTTTTTCTGAACTTGATAATACGACTTGATAATCAGATTGATATAAAGCATCGAATGTAATTACTTCATCAAAACTTCTTTTGAGAATATCTGTATAGAAACCTTCGCATGAACCTATGTCAAGCGCTTGTTTAAATCTTCCATTGTACTCTAGATGTTTCTCTAGACCATTCTGTATATTTGTATCAAACATGTATTAATCATTATGTAAGTGATTTAAATCCTATGGAATGTCTTCACCTTTATTACTATCAAATGTTTTTGCATCTTCAAAGAAAGATACTTGTTCATTAAATCCAAAGTCATCACTATCAACATCTGCAATACTTGCTGTCGATGGGTTTGGTGTGACCGTATATCTTTGTTCTCTTGACGGTGCATTAATTGGCAAGTCGCTGTATTGATCAACTTGAACTTGTTTAATAACTTTGTCTGAAGTGACAGGACCGTATAAGTAAAACTTACATGTAAAGTTTAGTGTATAGATAATTGCTCTTCTCTCATTGAAGTCACCTCTATAACTATCTTCATAATTAATTGAGTTAAGAATAATTGGCACATCCCTCTTAATTCCCATATCAGACATATCATTGATTGTCACCGTATAGTCTGGTTGGAAGTATGGAACAATTTGTTCAATCATTTGTAAAGCATCATCTGATTGTTTTGCCATTGCGTATAATTCAAAATCTAAATTATAAGGTACAGGCATGTATTGACTATCAACTAATTTTGTTGATGAACTTTTTGCCTTCTTAAATTTTTGAACTCTGTTTAATTTTCTAGCAGGGTCATATGCTAAGTTTTGTATTTCAAATCCTAATCGTGGTAATGTAATTGCAACTTTAGAATCTAAATTAGCATCTTGATCTAATCTAACTAAAAATTTTTGTTTTGGGCCATATGCTAATGGCACCTTCATCTTTTGTATAATAGTACCATTGTTATCTTTTCTAACAAGGTTGATATTATTAAATATCGTACCGAATGTCACGACCATTCGTCTTATTGTTTCGTGATAAAATTGTGTTCCTAACATTATAATTCTCCAGCGTCACCGAATGGGTTTCTTTCAGTGAAATCTAATATTGTATCATCTTGTTCATCAAACACCTCATTCTGAGCTGTCTTGTCTGTTGACATATCCCCTACTATATAGTCTTCCGTTAATAAGTAGCTATCGTCACCTGAGTCAGCAGGGTTTTCAAGAAGTATGTTTGTTCCGATTGAAGAACTATCATCTTCGTGGACGATTGTATTACCATCTTCGTCTAATAACGAATCTGTTTGAATACCATTTGTAAAGAACTCAAGAGCAATACTCTCGTTGTATGCTGTTGTTTGCTCAAGAGTGAATTGATGATTTAAACTATCTTGAGTTAACGCATCTTCTATCGCATCAACATTAGTAATACCTGTGTTCAATTCCTCTGAACTATATTCGAATTGTTTACATCTTAATTTGTAAACAGGGTTATTATCTAATTGATGAAATGGTTCATCATGATCTACAAATGAAACTTCAAATAACTTATTTAGTACAGGATGAAAAACTAAATCACCCTCTTTAGGTCTATTGTTATATGTTCCTAAAGTAGCATCTTCGTTTCTTAAATATGCAGAATCAAAAGTTGCTGATTGTATACCAAAACGATGTTGTGCAAGTGTACCTGACTCTAATAGGATTGAACCTTCAGTAGTGCCTGTTCCACTTTCTAAATCTAGTTGATGAGCAACATCGTCAAATCTTTTTCTATGTACAACAAATGTAATTTCGTTTCTATTCTCTAAACCGAATTGTTGTATTAATTCTTTTTCCCCTTGATAACCACCTTCTGCATCTTCAACATACATTTCAATAGTTTGTTGTTTGTCAAACTTTGAAAGGGAGTCCTCGCCAAAAATATCGTCTCTGGCTTGTATTGTTCTATCTATGTAATTAACATCGTGACCGTGAATTTGAATTGACTCTCTAACTAAATCAGAATACAAATTCTGCTCACTTGTTGATGCGGCAAGACCCGATGTTTTAAATGCACTATTGACAGCCATTGTTATCCTTTAATTATCATGTCTGGGTATTGATGATTATCAACAAACTGCTCTATCTCTTTTATTTCTTCTACTGCTTGTTGGTAGATTTGATCACCGTTCATTGTGACACCACCAAGTAATTGAACATTTTGAAACTTGTTTAAATTAGAACCCCATTGTTTTTTGATTAATGCACTTGCATATCTTTTTAAATATATGTTATTAAAAATATCAGTGTAAGTAGTTGGGTCTAGTTTTCTATAACATTCAATAATTAAAAACTCACCTGCTGAAACTGCTTCCCAATCCATATCAATATATAATCTTTGTTGGTGTTCAGAAAATCTTACAGGCGTTTGTCCTACTAGAATATGTGAAATATAATCTAGGTGTTGCATTGTCATTTCATAATGTATCATCGATGTAGATGAAAAATCATAAAGATCATTTAGTCTCATTTGATATTTAATATCAAACATATTAGATGACGCTGCATTGTCCATTGGAAAAACTTGTACTACTGAAAGTATAGTTGATGGTAAAGGAATAAAATTATTACCTTCTTTGAAAGATGCTGTGACTGAAGTATCAGAAACATCTGTTGCAGTAGTTGTTGTGTTTCCTCTTGCTCTAGTTATATCTGCCTCTGTGATTTCATATTTGAGATACATCTTTTCAACTTGATCAAAATGATATGTTGAAAAATATTGTAAAGCCTCATCTATACGATCATCTATTTGATCGTCTGAAACATTGATGTCAATTACTCCGAACCCTAGGTTTCTTAGGCAGTAATCCTTGAATGTACTCTTCGTTGTTGGTGTCGCCATTTAATTTTCCTTTTAAGTATTTATCTAAATCCTCTTTTGGCGACCACCCTAATTTTAAGAGATTAGCGTTGTCTGCCGTGTTATCTTTCATTTCACATGGGTCACCTTCTGTAATTGGTACATCATATCCATATTGTTTTACAAGATCAGATATTTTTCTTCCTTTTCCTGTTCCCACATTATAAACCAATTCATCAAGATTATCAAAGTTGTCCATTTTTAAAAATAGTTTTATGCAATCTACCACATCATTTACATGTACAAAATCTCTAGTATGATTAGTAGAGTATTTAAGTTTTCCTTTTAACATCAAAGGTAATAACATTGTATCTCTACCATTATCACCATAAACATTAGAAAATCTTAAACCTACAAATCGTCCATGCACATTTGCCATATCTTCCATTACTTTTTTAGAAGTACCATATGGGGACTTCCACCACTCTTTTACACATGACGATGAAGCATATATGCATTGTGTATTAAACTTATTGCATAATTCAAATAGACGACTAGACTTTACTACATTGTTTTCATACCATTTGTTGGGGTCTTCCATACTTGCCCGAACATCTGCGTATGCAGCTAAGTGAACAATCTTGTTTACTTTTTTAACAATATCTTCAGTAATATTACCTACATCATAGTCATCTACATGATCAAATCCTAGTACAATATGACCTTCACCTATTAATGAATCTCTTAAATGAGACCCAATAAATCCTTTATCACCTGTAATCAAAATAATCATTGACAAACCCTAAATAATATATT